GTGGAGAGCAGCTAATGCCAGATCCGTTCACTATAATAATGGCTGTTACAACGGCTGTGTCCGGTATTACATCAGCGGCAGCGACTCGTTCTGCTGGAAAGGCGCAAGAAGATGAGTTGCAACGCCAAGCCGAGCAAGAACGTATTGCAGCAGAAGGACGTGAGCTACAGCGTCGTGAGGAGTTGAACAAAGCATTAGCCGCAAGACAGATGGCCTTGGCTACGTCTGGGCTTGCTGGTGAGGGTACGCCTCAAAGTATTGCCCTCTCTGCTGCTGAAAAGATTGGTATGGGTGAGGGGTTAGAAACCCTAAGCAGCCAACTAAAACAGGCGCAGCTTAAACGTGCTGGTAAAAATGCGCGGATAACAGGCAACATACAGGCCGCGTCTACGCTATTAGACACTGGCGTAAAAACCGCGAGTCTATCTTAACAGGGCGGTATTTGATGGCTAAAGAAATAAACTATTACGGCCAACTGCGCCCTACTGGGGTGGATAACTCTGCCGCTAGACGGCTGCAAGCGATAGCTGGTCTAGCCGATCAGGTACAGGACATTGCTTATCAAGCCGGTGCTAAAAGAGCGCAGCGTGAAGGTGAGCGTGAAGGCTTGACTGCGGGGCAGGCTGCTGCGGTAGAAGGTCAACCGTTAGAAAAGAGGGAGGGCATACTGTCCGCCTTTTCTATCAAGGACAACTCTTACAACGATGCGTTGGAATCTGCCTACCTCTCTCAAGTTTCTGTCGATTCTCAAGAACAGATGGCGCGTATTGCCGCGCAATACCCAGACGATGTTGAGGCTTATAGAAAAGCTGCCGCAGAAGTAAGAGCGGGTATAACTTCTAGCATAGACCCTAATTACCAAGGCGTTGTCGGCGCAACACTCGATAACGTCATTCAGTCGTATGAGACCAAGGTTTTTGCTAATCAAGCGGCTAGGGGTCGTGCTTTAGCTGACGAGTCTAGGCTGTCGAATATTGAGACGCTAGGAAACAACGCAGCTAACTTTGCAAGGAATGGAGACCCCGAGCAGGCCGCTTTAGCACTGCTAGAGATTAGAACGGTCTTAGACTCAATGGTCGCTGATAGGGGTGAATCAAAAGAGGGGGCTGATGAGCGGTACCGGGTTATTGCCCGTGAGGTAGCAGAGCAGGAAATAAAGCATGGCCTAATGAACGTGCTTGAGAGCGAGGGCGAGACCGCTGCATTTGAGCGCCTAAGCACCTTAAAAAACCCCGGCGAGTTTACCCCTGATGAATTTGATGCGTTCAAGGCTAATGCAGTGTCTATGCTGTCAATGGCTGAACAGGTTGAGGAAAAAGCGCAAGCTGAAAAGCTGGCAAATACTAAGAGAGAGATAGGTCTCAAAGTTTCCAACTTAATGATTGACGCTAAAAACGACTTGCGTCCCGCTCAGGATATTGTTGAGGACGCAAACGCTTTGTACAATAACGGCGACATTACGCCTGCACAAAGAACATCAATAATCAATGCAACTATGTCTAGGACTCAGACCCAAATAAACAACGCGGAGTCTGTGCTGAAGGTTAGTACAGTCCTAAGTGGCGATCCTTCTGACTTGGTCGGCCTGAAGCAAAAAGATGTTGATGTGTATTACGAGCAAAGCCGAAGCCTTTTTGATGCGTCAGAAAATAAAATCGAGATGCAAGCGGAGTTTATTAGTGCCACTCGCTTAGTCCCTACAATAGTGCAGCGCGAGACTGAATTGGCTTTGATGTCTCAAGATGTAGGGCGGATGGCTGAGGCTGTGGATCTTATTGATAGAGTTGAACAGATACCGGGAATGTCTGGTCAGTTAGTCAACGCTAATCAACAAGCGTTAGCTTTTACCGCTGCGTCTTTGTCAGAGGTGTTGCCAGCGGATCAAGCGGTTATGCAAGCAATGAAGCTGACTGACCCGAGGAATACGGATCGGGTTGAAGCGGCTAAAGAAACGATTAATGATAAAAATTATGCAGATGAGTACGAGTCGTGGACTAAGGACGCTTTAGGCGATATGCCTGCTGTGAATGGCGCTAGAGCCGTTAGACAGTACAGGCAGTTATTCGAGACATACTTCGTCAGTGGGATGTCTGAATCAGACGCTAAAGCATTAACTGAGCGAGCAATGACTACTAACTGGCGCGAGTCTCCAGATTTTGGCTTTATGCAATATCGCCCAGAAGACTTCTATGCTGTTGATGGAGACGCTTCATACGTCAAAGAGCAGTTAGTAAGGGATGTTAGGTCGGCGTGGGAGGGCGACCCCATAGCTGAAGACGATATGTTTTTAGTATCCGATGACTTTACAGCGCGAACCGCCTCAACAGGAAGCCCTCAGTATCTTGTTATGGCTAGGACGGCTGATGGCGAACTGGTTGCACTAAAAGACAAAAGAACAGGAGATCCTTACTGGACTCCTGACCGGCAAACACAAATCGCCAAAACAATAGCTGAAAATAAGGCAGCCTTAGATCAGATTAGGGCGGTTAGTAATCGCCTTTCTCCAAAGGAACGCGCCTTAATGTCAACCTTAAACATCGGCCCAATGTCCGGCCTTTCAACGTCTAATGCGGATGGTAAGTAATGCCATTTAAGCCTGCACCAGAGTCTCAAGTGCCTATTGACAAGTACATCCCAGTCGATTTGCAGAGGGATGATCCATCGGTAGTTGATATTGCTGCGGCGCTTTGGCGCACTGAAAACACGTTAGGGTCTTACTTAAACCAAGAAGAAGGTTTGCCAGATGTAGTCGATGACAGGTCGTTCAACCCTTACGACTTTATGTCTGAAGAAGAAAAAAGTAATAAGCAGTTTGTTGTTAATGCCGCTTTGACTGATTCAGAAGATGAGATGAACGCTGTCCGCAGACAACAAGCGAGGGAGCGCAAGGACAGAGAGACTATTGCTAACGGCGGCGCTATATCCGTTGCTTTAGGTCTTGGCGTTGGGTTTACCGATCCGGTCAACTTCATTCCCATCGGAGGCGCTGTTGCTAAAACTTATAAAACTGGCGGTTCAATACTTAAATACGCTGCTGTAACAGGCTCGACCACTGCCGCATCTACCGCAGTCCAAGAGGCCGCACTACACGCAACACAGCTAGAAAGAACCTATGGCGAGTCTGCTGTAAACGTATCGGCGGGTGCGCTCTTAGGCGGGGTTCTTGGCTTTGGTGTCGGCAAACTTGCCCAATACATAGATGAGCGCCAAATCGAAGAGATAGCTAAATCAATGGAGCCTGAGTCTCGCATACTCGCTGGCGAAGACTCTGTAATTCTAAGCACCCCTCCCGTTGATCCTTCTTTGATACGCCAGTCGTTTATGGATATTCTTCGTTTAGAACTGACTCCTGTTGCTGGCAACAAGCTGACAAGGGGAGAGCGCAAGGAGTTACTAGCACAGCGTCGCGCACTTAAAGAGCAGATGAACAAGGTTGAGGCTGTTGTTGAGGCTGCGCCAAAGATACCGGGTGTACCAGCTAGGAAAGCAAAACAACAAGCCGTAGAACAAGCCGAGGCGTTAGCCGCTCAAGAACGGCAGGCAATTCAAGACCAGTTGAATATAGTTAATACGCGACTGAAGGATGATGACGTAGCTAAGGCGGCAGAGGGAAACCTTACAAGGCTAGAGCAAGGCATTGTCCCTAAAGAATACCAGTCGCGGCTAGATGAAATCATCTTGGAGAATGAACGAGCTACATCCGCACCCATTACTAAGCCTTCAGGGGAGCCTGTCACGCCAGAGGAGCTTCGTGACCCCAATTATGTAGAGACTCCTAGTTTGCAAAAGCAAGCGGCAGACGAAGGTATATCTGCGGCAGACTTGAGTGCAGGCGCAATGAAGGTCGCTAATGGTGAGGAAGTTAAGGGTAAGGTGGGTAAGTTTCTTGTTAAGGCGCTTTCGTTTGACCCGTTATCAAGAACCATAACTAGCGTAAATCCTGAGACTAGGACGCTGGCAAATTTGTTAGCTGAAAACCCTATAGCTACGGACAGAGGTGGGGTTACAGCCGTAGAGTCTCGAATCAAGATAAAAGATGGTTATTATGTTGCTGCCCTTGTTAATCACTTAGATAGATTTAGAGCGTATAAAAAAGCTGGCGGAAACCTGAACAGGGTAAAGTTCAATGAAGCCGTGGCAAGGGCCTTGCGTAATGATGCGTCCGACATCCCAGAGGCACTAGAATCTGCTAGGTCTTGGAGGTCAAACTTATACGATCCCCTGAAAAACGAGGCCATTGAGGTCGGTTTGTTGCCAGAGGACGTTGATGTAACAACGGCTGTTGGCTACCTAAACAGGCGATGGAACAAAGAGAAGATCGTAGCTAATTATAACGAGTTTTTGACTGTTGTTAGTAAGTGGCTGAAAGACCGTGACATTGAATTAAAAACCAAGAGGATTGAGGAAGATGTACGACCCGAACGCGGAGGAAACGGAAGAAGACGCGATCAGGCACGAATCGTTGCGCCGACTGAGGATGAAATCGCAAGCAGAGAAACGCTTGAAGGTGCGCCGATCCGAGAGGGGGCAACAGGCCCAGATGTCGGACTCAACACCGTTGCAGAGCAGTATGCAGCAGACAACGGAATCAGACTTTCCAGACAATCTGAATATGTAAAAGTAGACGAAGATCGAGCTAAGGCTATTGCCCAAGCCTTTGATGATATGGAGGACGCCCCCACCGATCCTATAGTCCAAGAGGCTTATAGGGACTTGGTGCAGCAGACAAGAGCGCAATACGACGCTCTTACAAGCGCAGGCTACAAATTCACGTTTTTTGACTCTACCACTGACCCTTACAATGGCAACCCGTATAACGCTATGCGCGACTTGCGTAATAACAAAAAGATGGCGGTGTATGGAACGTATGATGGCTATGGAACCCTTGATGATTTTGCTGCTGACTTAAACGACCCCAACAGGATTATGTTGCAAGACAGCGGCTTGCGGTGGGTTGACCAAGCTGGCAAAGAGCAGATCGTGACAAACAACGATCTGTTTCGTGCGGTACATGATGCTTTTGGTCATGGACTTGAGGGAGCAGGGTTCCGCGCAAGGGGAGAAGAAAACGCTTGGCAGGCTCACGCCAAGTTATTCAGAGGCCCGGCGTTACGGGCCTTAACGACTGAGACTAGGGGGCAAAATAGTTGGCTTAACTACGGCCCATTTGGAGCAAAGAACAGAACGGCAAAGCTAGAAGACACCGTTTTTGCAGACCAAAAAATGGGGTTAATGCCTGAGTTTACGCAACGCGAAGGGCGCGAGGGTCTCCTTGATGAAATAGACATTCTTGAGGATCAAGAGTACGAAGACATTGCTCGACAGATTGCCCAAAGGATCAAAGGTTCTCCAGACGGAAGACTTCCTTATGACTGGAAAATTGGCGAGGGTTCTAAGCCTAACAAGCTAAACGGCACAAGTTTAAGAGGCCCTCTCCGCTCTAGGACTTTTCAGATACCCGACAACCTTGTTGAAGACTTCTTGGAAAACAACATTGAAGACTTAGGGCGGATCTATTTGCGCCAAATTGCGCCAGACATTGAGATTAAAAGACAGTTTCCTGAAGACGACATCGAGCTTACTGACGAAATAAAAAAGATTGAGCAGTGGTATAGCGATGCCATGAAAAGGGCTAAAACCAAGCGTGAAAAAGATGTTTTGGAAAAGGCCAAGAATAGCGATATTGAAGATATAGCTGGGATGCGGGATCGCATTCGCGGCGTGTATGCGATGGAAGACCCTAATAACATATTCCATAGAGCGGGGCGGGTGGCTAGAAACTTAAACTACTTGAGGCTTATGGGTGGGGTGGTTGCTTCGTCGGTTCCTGATGTAGCCCGTATATTTATGGCTGAAGGAATAGGTAAGACTTTTTCTAAAGGTTTGGTTCCTCTTGCTAAAAACCTTAAAACCTTTCAGGTGTCTGCCGCTGAAGGTAAGCGATACGGCATAGGCGTTGATGCGTTGATGGGTGGTCGGTCACAGATTATCTCTGACATTTCTGACTACACTAAAGGCGGCACAAAGTTTGAGCGCGGGGTGCAATCGCTAACGGACAACTTTGGTCGAATCAATTTGATGGACTATTGGACTGCTGGGGTAAAGCAACTCCATGTAGTGACCATGCAGAACTCTGTCGTTGATGGTTTGTTAAAAGGCAAAATAGATAAGCGATTGTCCCGACTAGGCATTGATGACGGTAACGCTAGTGCTATTGCTGAACAGTTAAAGAAGTACGCAGAGAAGGTTGATGGCGTGTGGCTGTCTAACGCCAAGAACTGGGATAACCCAGAGCTTGAGCAGATTTGGGGCGCTGCACTTAGAAAAGAATCTGATCGGGTAATTGTGGTTCCGGGGCAAGAGAAGCCTTTGTTTATGTCTACCCCAATGGGTAAGACCATAATGCAGTTTCGCTCATTCATGTTTTCATCAACGCAGCGCATGACGATTGCCGCGCTGCAAGGACAAGACCACAACGCTTTGGGTGGTGTCTTGATGCTCACCACGCTAGGGATGATGTCCTACGCATTCAAGCAAAAGGATGCAAAGAGGGAAATAACAGACGATCCAATAGGATTAGTTATTGAAGGTATAGATAGGTCAGGCGCATTAGGCGCTATAATGGAAATCAACAACACAATGGAGAAGGTTTCTTCCAACAACTTTGGGTTAAGACCTCTCCTTGGTGCTGATTTGCCCGCAGCCAGATTTGCCTCAAGAAGCATAGCGGATGGCCTTATGGGGCCAACATTTGGATCAGGAATTGACCTTGTTGCCAGAGTAGCAAACGCAGGGTTGGGTGAGGATGATTGGACGGAATCAGACACAAGGGCGCTTAGGCGGCTAATCCCCGGACAGAACTTGACGTTCATAAGAAATGGATTCGACGAGGTGGAAAAACAAGTAGGTGATTTATGACCGTAACGAATACGACTGCTCGTAACCAATACATTGCTACAGCAGGTCAGACTGTCTTTGCGTACACGTTTGAGGTGTATGACAAGGATGACCTCGTTGTACTACAGAACAGTACGACTCTATCAGAGGGTTCTAACTACACCGTGTCGGGTGTGGGGAATGACAGCGGTGGGAATATCACACTGGCTGTTGGCGCTACTGCCGGTGACGTTATCACCATCTATAGAGACATGGCGCTGGAACGTACCACCGACTACCAGAACAGCGGTGACTTCTTAGCAGCCGAGGTCAACGAAGACTTCGACCGCTTGTGGTTGGCTATACAACAGAACGCTACGACCGATTCACGCTCTGTCAGAAAGCCGGTTCTCGATCTGGACTCCATCAACATGGAGCTACCAGTAGCATCTGGGCGCTCTCACAGGCTTCTAGGCTTTGACTCTACAGGTGCAGTTGAGGCTGTTGATTACCTGAAGGCTCAAGAAGTAACGATCCTGACTGAAGACACTTTTACGGGTGACGGCACTACAACAGCGTTTACCCTAAGCACTGCGCCGGTAACAGGTAGATTATTGCAGATAACCATAGACGGAATCATGCAGGCCATTAGTTCGTACACACTGTCTGGTCTGGTGGTTACATTCTCTGAGGCACCACCATTCAACGCAGCTATCGAGGTGCGTAAGTTCATCCGCAACTCTGACGTGATAGGTGACATCACAGAGGTTATTGCTGGTACGGGGTTGTCGGGCGGTGGTACTTCAGGCCCAGTGACTCTTAACCTAGCATCCGTACCTGTATCAGTAGGTATCACTACCACAGTTACAGCAGCGTCTATGACGGCTACGGTTAACACGCACGTTTACGTCAGTGCCGCTGGGCGAACTATCACGCTCCCCGCCTCACCGACTATAGGTCAACGAGTCCTGATTACGGTAGGTAACTTCACCGATACGGTGGTGGGTAGGAACGGGTCGAAGATAATGAGCAGTGCGTCTGACTTCACAATGGATGCGGCGTATCTCTCCATACAATTCATATACACAGATGCAACTCAAGGGTGGGTAATGGCATGAGCAACTTTACAGATTTTATTAGCGGTGGTGGTGGCACTCTGTACACCATCCCAATTACTGCATCAACAACATGGACACCGCCTTATGACGGAACTGCCGTTATCCACTGCATAGGTGCAGGGGGTAGCGGAGGCTCTGATGAGAGCAATGGAAACGTCACAGGGGGTGGTGCTGGAGGCTACTCCCGTAAATCAGTCACGCTTTCTACAGGCACAAATTGGACAATGGTGGTAGGCGCTGGCGGGGCACAACCGACAAGCAATAATGCCAATGGCAACGCTGGGGGTAACACCACCGCTACTGACGGATCGTCAAGTCTTGTTGCTAATGGAGGTGGGCCGGGACTGACAAACTCTACGGCAGCGGTTGCTGGAGGCTCTGCATCAGGTGGTGATGTAAACAATACTGGCGGCGCTGGCGGCCATAACGGAACCATGTGCGGCGGGGGTGCTGTAGGCGTTTTAGGCACTGGTGACGCTGGTGAAGTAGGAACTGGCGCTAGTAGCGGCGGTGCTGTTATTAATAAATATGGCGGTCACTCTGATGTCCAAAGTCCACAGTTTGAAAATACAAATGGCGAGCTGCGCGGCGGTGGTCGGGGCGGTAAATTTCTAAATGATTGGACGGGGACAATACCAGTAAACCTTGACGGTGGCTTTTTAGCGGGAGGCGGTGCCGCTTATCAAGTCCAAACCACAAGAAGTGCACAAGGTGGTGATGGGGGCATTGGTGGCGGAGGCGCGAGTGCTAACTGTGCTGATGTTAGTCAGAGTGGATTCGTTGTCGGAGGAAAGGGCGGTAACGGCTTAATCCTTGTTATGTACACGTCTGTAGGTTAAGGAGAAAAACATGAAATACAATATCCTAGACGCTGAAGGCGGTAACGTAATTAATACCATTCTCGCTGACGCTGACTTTGTTGAAGCTAACTTTGACCACTATGAAGTGTACGTTGAACCTACGCCTCCAGAGCCTACAGCGGAAGAAGCTGCAAGGCTGTGGCGTAATGGTGAGCTAGAGTCTTCGGACAAAGCAGCACAAACCCCAGACTGGCCTAACAGAGATAACATCTTAACGTATCGTCAGGCACTACGGGATTGGCCTAGTACGTCAGACTTCCCTGACACTCGTCCAGAATTAGGAGCGTAAAATGGCTTTAACAAAAGCGCACAACCGGCTTGTATCTGGATCAACGAAGAACGTCGTTGACTACGGTGCAACTGGTGACGGCAGTACGGATGACACTACTGCTATACAGGCATCTATCACGTCTACCTACGGTGACGAGGTAAGCACTGGTAATACCTTGAACCTCCCTCGCGGTGTGTTTAAGACGAGCGCCACGGTAGAGGTCAACAACAGCGGTCAAACCTTCAACGTAGACAACATCACTCTGAAGGGAGCGGGGCGGCAGAGCACTGTCATCGACACCGCTGCGGCTACATCGGGGCCGGGCATTGAGTTGGTTAAGGGCATCTTCAACAACATCTCTGACCTGACGGTATTAAACGCTACAACGTCCGGCATTAACATAGAGTCTGTTGGTAATACGTTTGCTTCCAACCGTAATAGCTTTGACAAGGTGCAGGTGAAGTCTAGCGGCACTGACGGCTTTGCGTTTGAGCGATCCTACTTGGGCAAGGTGTCGGGCTGCAACTCGGAGGAGAACACGCAAAACGGGTTCTATCATAACTTTGAGATCCACACGTCATGGACGCTGGACAACAACTACGGCAGGCTGAACGGCACGCCTGATCCCTCTGCGCCTACCTTCTACACCCACGCAGGGTTTAAGAGCGACTTCAATGTTTACTCGTCCTACATCTCTAACGCGGCGGATGAAAACCGATACGGCTACCACATACTAGGCAACCGTGGTGTGTCGTTTATATCTAATGGTGCCGAGTTCAATGCTCGGTCAGGATTCTACTTCGAGGGTTCGTCCAGCTACGAGATCAACTGGCTATCGGGTATGGGCAATACCTGTGGTGGTAACAACAAGCAGAACAGCGGTTTCGCCAACCACACCCACGTTAAAGCGAATGACAACGTTACAAACTTCGTGGTGCAGAAGCAGCCTGTATCCTTCTCTACTACTGTTGGTGGAACCTATGACTTCATCGCTACAGGTCAGGGCGCTAAGTTAGTTCTCGAAGATCCGCTGATGTACAACTCAGGGGCGAGGGCGTTTGATAGCGGCTTCATCCAGACGAACTACACTGCACCCAAGCTGATTTACAGCAAGGCGTTCTCTGCATCTGGGGCAGAAACACTGACTGCGTTAGACAGTTCGCTGGGCACAAGCAATGACTTCTCAGGCGAGATACTTATTACTGCCTGTAACAGTGCATTCGGAACGACAGGGTCTATCGGCTCGGCTATCTACAAGCTGTTAATCAGTAAGACAGCCGTGGCTGGTGAGCAAGTTGTCGAGATCGCCAAGCTAGGATTAGTGTCAGGATCGTCTGCTAACCACCCCTCGTTTACATTTACTGTATCGTCAGGGAATCTTGTGGCTACGCCTGTTGGCTCTACTGCTGGAAACTTCTGGTTCGCGCTAGAGAAGGTCGGCGGCAACTTCATTTTTGAATAAGGACTGACTATGAGTTTTTCACAGGAAGATTTACGTCCTATTGGTGGCTCTGCTGACGGAGCCGTCACATGGGAATACACAACTGATAGCACCCCGAGTGAGGTGGCTAATGAGGCTAACTACTTCGGTGCCGCATCTAGCTTGCTGTCGGTGGGTGACACGCTGTTTATCAGGTCAGGACAACCGCTCGGTATTAGCGCGGTTATAACGCAAAGCGACGGTGACCAAGTTCAACTTGGGTCTGTTGCAGAAATCACAATTTAGAGAGGTTCAAGATGGGTAATCCATTCAGAGGTGTAGACGGTCAGTTAAACGGTAGCGTCTACGACATGGTTCCGGTTACACCGGCAGACGGGTCAGACAACGTAGGCACTGGTAACATTGCCATCGGTCTATACATTACGGGTGAGGGGAACGTCTCGTTCCACACTAAAGACGGTGTGACTCGGACTGTGGCTGTACCTGATAACTTCTATCTGATCTGCTCGGTGAAGCGAGTCCTAAGCACAGGGACTACTGCCACCGGCATCCATGCAATGGTGGTCTAAATGCTTAGTGCTAACGTAAGCGCGTTCTCTATGCGTAAAGCTGTAGGTGGTGGTGGCGGCCCAGTTCCTTATATCGTAGAAATGAGGATTATAGGTGGGGGTGGGTCAACAAATAATTGGTTCTATGCTTGTGGTGGTGGCGCTGCTGGCGGATTTGCAAATTTGACGCTTACAGAACCCGCCGCTAATCTTTCATATCGGATGTATATAGGCGCTGGGGGCGCTGCTCGCGCTGCTGGCAGCACTAGCACTGGCATATCCGGCGGTATAAGTTATATTTTTGACAATGACAGTAATCTTGTAGCGACAGGCACAGGCGGCTCATATTCATCAGACGAAGCGTACGGCCCAACTTATGAACCGCCACAGAAGCCAACTAGCTCCTATTCTGGTGGTGCTGGTACAGGGCCAGATGGCGCTAGTAGTGGTGTTAGAAATCCTGCAAATACGCACACCAACGGCTATGACGGAGGCGATTCCACCCCCGGCGGGAATGATATATATGACGGGGGGGTTTATTATGGCAATTATCAAGGCGGTGGCGGCGCAGGGCATGGTGGCGCTGGTGGAGACGCTGGATTAGGTGCGTGGTCTGCCGGGGCCGGAGGTGCTGGTGCTGCATGGCATGACGGGGTAATGCGCGGTGGCGGTGGCGCAGGCCACTCGTCATATCGGCGTTCCATTGGCTTAGGCACGGCTGCGGCAGGCGGTAGCGGCGGCGGGGGGTCAGGGGGGATGTCTACTTACAGTGCTTCTGCAAACGGTGGCAATGGGTCAGCAAATACTGGTGGCGGGGCTGGCGGGGGAGGTCGATCGCAGGTTAACCCATTTGCGCTAGGTGGCGCTGGTGGATCAGGCGTAGGTATTGTTAGATACCAAGGCCCACAGCGAGGTACTGGTGGAACGATTACATCGTCTGGCGGTTACACCTACCATACGTTTACTTCCACTGGTTACTTTACTACCGCATAGGATTACAAATGGCACATTTTGCAAAAGTTGTTAATGGTGTTGTTGAGAGCGTAATCGTTGCTGAACAAGAAATCATTGATACGCTAGAAGGCACTTGGGTGCAGACCTCTTATAACACCCGTGGCGGTGTGCATCTGGGCCAAGACTTAGAGCCAGACGGCGGGGTGGCATTACGCAAAAACTTCGCTGGTATTGGATTTACATACGACTCGGTGCGCGATGCCTTTATTGAGCCTAAGCCCTACCCTAGTTGGGTATTGGATGAAGACACTTGCTGGTGGGAACCGCCAGTGCCTTATCCTGACGAGGGCCTCCACGAGTGGGATGAAGATAATGGTCAATGGGTAGAAATAGGAGACTGACATGGAATACATAATACTGGCGTTTAACATAGTGACGGCTGCTATAGCTATAGCATCGGTCATCTGTGCAACAACGACTGCACCACAGAACAAGCCGTGGGCGATCACGGTGTACAAGATCCTGAACAAGATCGCGCTGAACAATGAGTGATAGCCTGCTTGATAGGATCGGTGTGTCTGGTTACAACAAACCAAAGCGGACACCGAAGCATCCAACCAAGTCGCACGTCGTTGTGGCTAAAGAGGGTGATAAGGTCAAGACCATCCGTTACGGTCAGCAAGGTGTAAGCGGCTCCCCTCCCAGCGATGGTGAGTCTGAATCGGCAAGGAATCGGCGTGCATCGTTCAAGGCGAGACACGCAAGGAACATCCGCAAGGGCAAGATGTCTGCGGCATACTGGGCTAACAAGAGTAAATGGACATGAAGAAACCTAAGAAGGGTTTGTACTACAACATTATGAAGAAGCGTGAGCGTATTGCTGGCGGGTCTGGCGAACGTATGCGTAAGCCGGGGAGTGCTGGGGCACCCACAGCTAAAGCGTTTAGGGAAAGTGCGAAGACAGCGAGAAGTTAATGGACATGAACACGGCCTTCGATGTAGTTCTTGGTGGGCTGATGCTACTGGCGGGTTTCTTTATGAAAATATTTTGGGACATGCTACAAGGTACGCGCAGGGAACTGTACGACATGGAGCGTAGATCGACCGAGACCTATGTGCGCCGCGATGACTACCGGGTGGACATGAGTGAACTGCGGGATATGTTCAATCGCATTATGCTCAAGCTGGACGAGAAGGCAGACAAGTGAGCTTCTTCAATGCTTTGGGGCCGATTGCCGATCTGGGTAGAACGTGGATCGAGGGCAAGGTTGCCAAGACTAAAGCAAAGGCTGAAGCCGAGGCTGCGGTAATGATCAACCAATCCAAGAGCGCGGCTGATTGGGAAACCGCTATGGCTAGGGCTAGTAATACTAGCTGGAAAGACGAATGGATCACCATTCTGTTTTCCATCCCATTGGTTCTGGCATTCGTACCATCGGCTGTACCGTATGTGCGCGAGGGCTTCGCAGTTCTAGCGACCATGCCTCAGTGGTACCAGTACGGGTTGTCGGTAATCATTGCTGCGTCATTCGGTGTGAGGGGTGCGATAGGAATAATGAACAAGGTTAAGAAGTGATGGAGTATCTCTACTTCAAGCGTGAAGACTTCGACTGTACGGAAACAGGCTCCAATAAAATGGACCCAGAATTTATACGCAGGGTCGATGAGCTACGCTCTGCTGTTGGTAGACCCCTGTACATCACGTCTGGGTACCGCTCTCCCCAGCATAGTTTAGAAGCGAAGAAGTCAAAGCCCGGCACTCATGCACAGGGTATTGCTTGTGACATCGCAGTAGCTAACGGCGTGGAACGTAGGCAGCTAGTGAAGCAGGCGTTTTACCTTGGGTTCCGAGGCATTGGCGTAGCCAAGACATTCGTTCACGTCGATATGCGCGAGACAGAACCCGTGTTATGGGTTTACTAGGGCGTGGTTCTTGAGCTAGGGGCTATCATCAGTGGCCTTAACATGGCCGCCTCTGCTCTAAACAAAACGGCTCAAGCAACCCAAGACCTCAGCCAGATCAGTGGCTACCTATCCGCACTAGCCGAGGGACAGCACGATCTACAAAGGCTACAAAACACCAAGACCCTGAGCGCAGCCGATGCTGTCAAAGCGCAGTTAGCAAAGAAGGAAGCCGACGATGCCTTGGCTCAGGTGCGCGAGGCATTCGTGTACTCGGGAAACGGTCAGTTGTGGGACGATGCGATGAAGGCTATGGCCGAGGCTCGCAAGGCTAGGGCTGCTGAGATCCGCCGGTTGGAGTTGGCTAGAAAGCGCAGGAAGAAAGAGCTAACACAACTAGCCATTGTCATCGCTGTGTCTGTTGGCCTCATCCCAATAGCTATCATGCTCGCCATATGGTTAATCTTCCAGATCTAGGCTAGGTTGGTTGGCGCAGGCCACGATGTCCGTTTAACTAATAGGTGAATCTTGTAGCGTGTGACCTTGAGTTCGTCCGCAATCCACCGTGTCGTTTTGCCTTGACGTTGCCACTCCCATATCTGCCGCTTGGTTGCTTCGCTGAACGGGGCGCTGACGTTGGCTAGCCTGTAGTCTAGGTACTCACGTTGCAGTCTTTCTTGCGCTTTAATGGCTTTGTAAAACAAGTCTACCGGCTCGTCTTGAATTTCGTGTGTCTTTCGTGGCACTTCTTGCATCGCCTCTGGCTACCCTTCGTCATTTCCGCTGTGGGAAACAGGTTCTTACAGTTCAGGCAGACGTTCAAGTCGCGTGGCACATTGGATGGTAACTGCTGGATCTCACCACCGTTAGCTAGGAATTCTTTGAGTGCGTCGTTCATCTGTTTTCCTTTTGGACAATGGCAAAGCCTACGTTGCCGAGCTTACTCTTGATGGGGAGTGGGCCGAGCATGTCATCGACCCGGTCAACCTCCTGCTTAATCCACGATGGGAGGGGGTCAGGACACTTCACTGGCTTGCCGTTGTATTCCACGCCATGCTTGTGCTCAAGGTATCGACACCCGATTTCCTCGTTAATGCTGGTGCCGTTGGTCTTTCCTTCGTTCCCCTCACTCTTTGATGTACTTAGCGCGGTGATCTGCGCTCGTATGTCTTTAGGTGTGGGGAAGTGGTCTAGCTTCTCGACCAACAAACCCATCGCTTCTTGCATGAGGGCAGGGCTGTCGCGACAGAACGCTTTGTAATGAACCTCGCCCAACCCGTCCGGCCAATCCCGCTTCTTGAACGGGTGAAGCTGGAAGAATGGTTTGTACAGCCGCGTGAAGTCTTCTTTCTCAATCATGTCTTTCCTTGGTTAAGTGCGCCAGTTGATGGTGTTAATGTGTGAATCAACGCGGGCACAAGCACACCATCTGATTCTCATATCCCTTACGGGAGGCTGACGCTGGCGCTCGCCTGCCCGGAAAGTTTCCCGCCATACAATATTTTCAGAAAGGTATGTCTTCGTCCAGACTCTCGAATGGATTTGACTGCGCTGGCTGCGCTGGCTGCGCTGGTCGTGCTCGGTTAGGGTCTGGCTTCCATGTGTCTACTTCCGCGTACCACTTACCCGACTTAGCCTCCTTAACCTGTAAGTTGATCCATTCCTCCGACTGGCCTTGCAGCCAATCCATGACCTCCTGCCGCTTTATGCTGAGTCCAAACTTCACAAAGTCTGGCGAGTTTTCCTTTGGCGGCTTCACATACAAGCCTTGAGCGAATACCTTATCTGTCATACGAACCTCAAAATTATGGTGGTGAGTGCGGCTGTTCCTGCCGCGATAGCTGCGACCATTGTGATCGCTGTTGAATCTAGCCGTGGAAGCCCCTGAGAAGGGGGCAATTCTACGCTCTCAGGCGTTTTCTCCACAACTGTAGGGGTTGGTGTAGGGTCAGAGATAATCACGTCCTCGTGCTTTACAGCCACAAACTTCTTCGGGTTGTGCTCTGAGCGCACAAGCTGATCGCGCTGCACCATGTTGCTGAGGGTTTTTTTCACTTGATCCTTGGACATGCGTACCTTGCGTTCCCGCAGGCGTGAGTGGATGCCGTTGTACGCGAGTGGGCCGTGGGCCTTCACGATTGAATATATCTCCTTCGAGAATCCGTGTTTGGGTTTCATTTGTCGCTCTCCATTTTCTTGATGAATGATCGGATTGGTGGTGGCAGTTCAGACCAAACAGCTAACTTCATTTCGCTGTCTGCCGTCAGCTCTGCCAGCAGTTCTTTCAGTCCGCCGACATCGTCGGCATTGATCGCGTTAGCTATCTCGGCAACGTATTGGCCGCGCTTGTGCTCATCGACTTTAATTCCTTCTTCCTCCAAGACAGTCTTGGTGACCGACTGCGGTTTGCGCTTGGGCATAGCGGATGCCGCGTTGCCGTCATCGTCTGTGTCAGCAGCCACACCGCAGGCCATAGCGAGCGAATAGCGTTTCGCGTAGGTCAGCGCCGAGCCAAAGCCTTGCGCGTTCTCTCGATCAACGGGAACGGTCACCGGCCCAGTGGCTAGTTCTTCACCGTGTCCATAGAACACAGTCTCGACTGCGATGCCAGCTTCCATTGGCACGGACTTCTGCACAAAGGCGATTCCGTTGGCATTGAGTGCGGGCTTTACCGCGTCGATCACCGACTTCAGCGAAGCGAACTTCGATTTGAAGTGTGGGTTGGTTTGGTCGAATGCCGCGTGAGACATCTCAGACTGCGCTTTCACAAGCGCATTAATCAGTGTTTGTTTTGATTCCATTCATCAGTTCCTTCAGTTGGGTTCTAAGGTACTCGTGTCGTTCGACCGAGTTGGTTGGTAAGTCGCAGTGGCGAATGTTGTCCACCGCCTGCGAGATTGGTTTGGCGACCAGATCATCGTCTGGCCCATCAGTCATAAGTTCGGATTTCACTCTACCCATTGGGAACCTCCACGATGCAGGCGATCTGGTAGCCACGGGCGTAGATGAACCACTGGCCGGATTCGTTGCCGTCCTTAATCTTGGCGGGGACATATCTTTCGTCTTCGTACTTGGCAATCGTCCAGTGCAGGTTTTCTTCCCACCACGTTTGGGTGTCAGACATTTCTGCGCGTGACTCGTCAACGATGCCGTCATCAAAGCCTTGGCATTCTGTCATGCCGTAAAACTTTAGCTTGAAGCTGACATCGTTGTTCGCAGGTTCGCCAAGATCGCAAGTCGGGCACACTAAAAATGCGTGGCCGTCATCGTGCAGATCGCGCAGTTCATCATCGCAGGTAGGGCAAAGGTCAGCGTCACCCCACATCGCTTGGAAGCGTGGGTCGGATTCAATCGGTCTGTTTGGCACGTCGAACATATTGGTTTCCTCTGTTGTTGAAGCCAATTAAACATCAATCTTTTATGTAACGCAACCCTTCCATTAAAAATATTTTTACTGTACTGTTACTGTTCAACAGGAGATATGAAATGAATCAGGAAGTTTTTGAGAAGTTACGAGTAAAGGCTGGCGGTGTGAGTGCGTTGGCTCGGGCGATGGATACCTATCCTCAGCAGATACAGCACTGGCGGAAAAATGGTGTACCATCCCCGCATGTTGTTAGGCTTTGCCGGGTCTCCGATGGAGAGGTAAAGCCCTACGATTTGAGGCCGGACATCTTCTTGGAAGACTGGACGGTATAGTTTGTGGTCGGCCCTCTTTCCTCTCCTCCTCCCCTGTTGTGAGAGGGTCGGCCCTTTTTAATGGTTTGTCCTGCACCATAAGCAGCAGAGGCCCATGTGGGTGCCGGTCGGTTAACCGGTTGGACAAAATGACCGAAAGACAACTTGTTCGAGGCTGCGCGTCTTAGTAGGAACGCGAAAAGGAACACTCGTTAAAGGTGGCAAAACCCTCCCCCCCAGTTGATATATGGGCAGGGAGGTGGGCAGAGTTTGGGCCAGCTCAGAAGTAGGTCGAGTGGAAATACAGCGAGCAATACAGACTAAGATTGGTAGGGGCCACCATACCCTACTAAATGTCACGACGTGGGAGAGAGAAAATGGATCGACCAGATCGCATGGATCGAATACTTGAAAAGTTGAGTGAACG